GGTGAGTACAAGCGTGACGATGACGAGGATGATTCTACAAGCAGGTCTGAGACACCGAACTTAGTTCGCAGACCAGCCTTGCCCATTGGCCCGCCGCCACCGTTGACTAGAGCCGTCAACGTTGTGAGGAACAATCCTCCGGCGCGCCGTGTGGCATTTGAACCTCGCATCGAGCCATTAGAGGGGGCTACTACGCTTGCACCCGAACCGCGACTGCCTCCGCCTCCTGGTACGACTCGTCCACCGACACGGCCATTGACCCCCCAAGTTCAGCAAGGGGAGCCGATGACCGTGCCGGTGGGCGGGCCGTACCGGGAGGCGGGGACAGGTGGCGCGGTTCCACCACCGGTCGATCGGGAAGACCGCGGGACCGTACGGGGTCCCGAAGCGCCAACACTTCGGCCTGACGCAGGCGGGCCGAAAAGCGCATCTGGCGCCAAGCCAGAACCCGGCAAGAAAAAGTTTGAGAAGATGGAACAAGATGGTTTCGTCATCTCCTTTGATCCGGTTTGGGCCAACAAAATCAAGAATGACTTTGTGGCGAGCAGTTACCACATGGTCTTGTCTTGGGATGAGTTGCCGGATCAAATGTTACCCGATGCTGCTGAACTCCTGTGGGAACAGTTCGGCGGTTGTTGCAGTCCGGGCGTCGATTCGGGCGTCAAATCACGGGTACGTTTCTTGCTTAGGTACAGCCTGGTGGACATGCCGAACGACTTTGAACCAATCAGAGACGTTCGTCCTTTACACCATCGCCCAGTTCCCCTACGGAGTGCAGCACACTACTCGGCCGTGTTTACCCGGGTTTCGTTGTTGCTGCCTCCAAAACCAAAGTGTTGCTGTTTTCCTCGTCGGGGCGGAGCGTTCCCCGAACTCCTTGACGAATGGGAGGAGATTAGAGGACCACACGCTCGTCTTCGAGGAGTCATATCGAAGAGGATTGTCGTGGATCAGCAACACACTGTCCTTAGTTGTCCACCCACCGGTTTGCGAATGGCTCTTAATGGTGTTTTACAGACACTCAGCGTTAATGCCTACGCTGAACAGCCCACATACGGGCTGTCGAAAGAGTTTTTGCTAGCTTGGCGTTACTCCTACGTGCACCAGAAAGTCGTCCGTGATTATCCTATCCGGGCGTACTTGTGGGGCACTCAGGAGTGACGGGAATGGACTCCGCTGTATACTGCTCCCGCCTCAAATTGCGAGCTCAAAGCGTTCGTGTGCAGAATGTATGGGCGAAACGTAGCATTTGGGGACTACATCGGTTGGATGTCGGATAAGCCTTTCGTCATCAACCGATCGAGCATTTTGACAGCGGATTGGAAGACGCGTCCCTACGGCATGGGAATAGCGCTCTTCGAGGACAACGGCCGTAGGCTGAGCATGGGGCAGAATCCGTGCAAACACCCGCTTGTAGGCGCCGTCGCCTGCTTGGGGAGACAGTTGCATGCATCGAGCACGCGCTGTTCTCGGGTACCACTTTTTAGACGCATATCGGCATTTGTGTGTCAAAAAGTGTTGGAGGATATTGGAACGAGGTTGCGATCAGACGCCGTGCGCCCGGTGGTCGACCGCGAATTGTTCGATCGTCTTCTCTCCCATCTCTCCGCCGCCTTCAGAGACGAGGTTTGGAACATGTACGAGGAAGCGCTCAGAGGCAGGGTCTCAGGTGATTATAGGAAAGCCGGTGCGTTCGTTAAACAGGAAGATTCCCACAAATCTGACTTGTTAGGAACCCACAAGCCCCGAAACATCACCACGATGACCCCTGAGATGTACGTACATGCCTTACCCGCTCTACTGGCCCAATATCTGATCTACAACAGCCTGCTGAAGCGTTGGATGATCAAGAGCATGACCCCGAATGAGATAGATGACATCGTTAGACGAGTATCGAGAGACAGATTCCGCGCCGTGGATGTGTCTGGATTCGAGAAAGCAATGACGGTTGAAATGATGTCGACAGAGATCGAGTTGGTGACAGGTGTCCTGCGGTTGCTTAACCTCCCGACAAACGCGCGGTTTGTCGAGAACGTGATGTATGCATCCCGCAAATTGGACAACCCTTACTACTCATACTCAGTCGGAGTCAGGTGCTCGGGAGATTTTTGGACCAGTCTTGGAAACGGCTTAGCCAACATTGTGCTCATTCTCACAGGTCATTACGAGAAGTGTTGCAACGGGATGGACTTGGATGAATGGTGGGTTTTAGCCCGCGAATTGGTTTTTGTGACTGAAGGGGATGACGGCTTCATCCCTGAAGACATTTTCAGTCCAGAGACGACTCGTGAGTTGTACATGGACCTATCTTTATCCACCCCTGCCACACAGCCAGGAGGAGCGGACTTCCTCAAGATTGCGTACTATCCGGTTTACAACTCAGTTGGCGTTCACGTCGGACGGTTGGGCAACACCTTGCGTTGGTGTCGTAGCCTGATGTTCGTTCGTGGTGCTAATTTGAGACCGAGCAAGGTGCGCTTTCTCTGGCGAGCAAAGGCTTTAAGCATGTTGTATCTAGCACCGGCGCACCCGATCATAACTGTGCTCGCCCGCAGAATCGGCGAACTAACTCAAGGAGCAAGATGGTTCCGAGGAGCGAAAGTTCTGTCGAAGAAGTGGGGGGTTGATTGGGATGCGCTCGGGGATATCACAAAGCCGTTTCCGGAGGGCGAAGATTGGCAGGTTCGAGACGAGATGCGCGTGGCCTTGGCGAGCAGCGTGTGTCCGGAACTCCCTGCCATTTCGGTGGAGAACCAGTTGGCGCTCGAAGCGCTTTTGGCGAAGTGGACCCCAGGCACGGTGGTCCAGATTCCGCATGAGTGGAGGCTTTACCCAGAGTATGGCTCGGCGATGAGCGGGGAAAGATTAGAACCCGAGATGTGTGTGTCTCGGTTTCTTGATCCCGTCGTTGAGACGCTTTGGAAGCTCATGTGCGAACCTCCGCCAGTCGAGTGCGACTGAAGGGCTAGATCGCCCAGATCGAGGGTTGTAACCTTAATAACATATCATAATTATGCAGAGAAAACTGATCGAGTTGGCGCGTGGTAGTCACGCCTCACGAGGAGAAAACAACTAATGGTTCGGCGGAACAAATCGGATACTCCGTACGGTTAAACACTCCGAAATCGTGTCACTTTGTGGGAAGTGTACTGCCTCAGGCCGGGTTGCGAACGAATTACGCTAAAATTGCACAGTGTGCGAGTATTCTCACTGACGAGACGAGCTGAAGCCGAGATTGCGGATATACACGGGTGATAATAG